ATACAGAGAAAAATCGTAAAGGTTTTGCAATAGGTGGTGGTAATTTTTATGGCACTAATCTCGGTACTCGTGAAGGGTTTTCTAAATATCAAGGTGCGAGAGGAAAAGCTAGGGAAAAAGGAACTACTATAAATAATTTATTTGAGAAAGATCCTACTTTAAAAAATAACATAAAAAAAGAATACGCAAAAGGATCTGGTGCAGATAGAATTATAAGAGATTTAAATTTAAAAGATAAAATTAGTCCTAAAGCTCTTCAAGATTATATTGTTGAACAATTAAATACCGGTAAATTTAAAATTAGAAAAGCAAATAAAACACCGGATACTGTTAAACAACCAGGAAAAGAATCTAGAAAATTTATGGACTACATAGAAAATATAATAGATCAAAACCCTGGTAAAAAAAATATGTTTCAAAATCTAGAAGCTTCGGATGTAATTAAAAATTCAGGTGCAGATATTAATACAGCTAATGCAACTAGAATTTTAAGTAAGATATATAATTTAGCAACTAAAGGAGCTAGACTTGAAAAGTTTTATCCAAACATAGAGAAAAGAGCAGTTGAATTAATAAACAGTGGAATGGGTACTCCAGACATAACAAACACTTTAATAGAAGAAGGTTTAATTAACAGACAAATAACTAAAGATAATAAAACTAGTTATAGAGCTACAAAAAATTATTTTCAAAGATTAATTGATAGTAATAAAACAAAAGTTAAAAAACTAACTGCACAACCTGGAGATATAGTAGATGTAACTACAAGAAATTATAGAGATACTGCAATTAAAAATTTACTAGATAATCAATCTTCACCTATTACCGCTAATAGAATTTCTACAATTATTAGTGAAGAACTTGGAGAATCAGTATCTCCTCAATATGTTAACTCTTTTTTTAAAAGAAATAATATAGATATTGATAAATATATTCAAACATCTGCTGAAAGAATTTTCCCTGAAGTAAAAGCATTAGATAAAATAGTTAAAAAAAATATAAAATATTTAACAGATCCAAATATTACTTTTGTTGATAAAGGAGACTTTTTAAATGATGAGTACATAAAAGTTATGGGAAAAAACAAAGGACAAACCGTAACTGCCAACGAAGCTGGACTGAGACTTAAAAAATTATTATCACTCTACGCTGGAACAGATCAAAGATATAATCCAGGTCTATATAATAAAATAAAACCTTTAAAAAATTATACAAATTCTGGTATACAAAAAAATTTAATAGGCCTTGCTTCTAATTTATCTAGATCTTCAAATGTTGATGTAGCAAGAATGCTTGGTCTGCCAAAAAAAGATATTGAACTTCTACAAAATCTACAAAAAGCGACATCTCAATTAGGAGATTTTAAACTAGCGGGAGATCATACGGACATAAAAGCTATAATGAGTGATTTTCCTAATTACAAAAAAAATTTTATGAGAATTCAATATGTATCCAATGATTTAAATACTTTAAAATCTACTTATGATAAAAAAATAATAGCGTTATACAATTCTGCAAAAGCAGGAGCGGCTCCAAAAACAATAATACCTAAATTAGAAGAAATACAAAATGATTTTAAAACTAAAACTGGATATGACATAGGAGGATTTTCATTTAAGAAAAACGGTAAAATAGCAATCGATCCTCAAACAGTAGCTATTAATGAATACAGATATCCAATAAATGATAATATTATAAAAACTATGGGTAACATAGAAGCCTATGAAAATAAAAAATATAAAAATCCTTTAGATCAAGAAGTAATAAGCGCTCAAGGTAGCCCAAATAAATTAAACGCTATTTATGAAAAATACAAAGGTAATTTAAAAGTTATTGATAATAGTAAATATGTAAAAGCATTAGATAATGTTCCAAAGTTAAAAGGATTTAAAAATGCACTTTTGTATGGAGGAGCAGGTACAGCTGCAATACTTACTACAGCTGCTAATGCAGATACAATCAATGAGTTTTCTCCAGAAAAAGAAGAAGGGTTTACAACAGGACAAAAACTTGCAGGTGCAGGAGCGACGGCAGGAATAGCTTATAAATATGGTAAGCCGATTCTAAAAACAGCAGCTAAAATTTTTAAACCATTTGGTTTTCCATCTGTAGCTACAGGACTTGCAGCCAAAGAATTATTAAGTGATGATCCCAATCTTGGTATAGCTGGAGCCGAGTTGCTTGCACCAGAACTTGTTAAACAAGCAGGTGTAAGAGGTTTACTAGCTAATCCTTATCAATTAGCTGAAAAAGCTGCAAAGTTTGGAAAAATAGGAAGAGGTGTTGCATCTCTTGCAAGAATACCATCGTTGATGACACCAGTAGGTCTTACGTTAATGGGAGTTGAAGGTGTAAGAATGGCTAAAAGAGAACAAGATAGAATTAATAAAATGAGACGTGAGGAACCGGAAAAGTATAAGGAGTATATTGATGAGTTAGACTCTTATGGAGAGTTTTCAGCGTAATGACTAAATATCCAAAAGTACACTTATTACCCCCTAAATCCGGACCTCAACCACAAGGCTTGAATTTAAAATATAACAATGTTAAAACAGTTCGATTGGAGAAAATAAATGGCAGAAATAGACAAAGCGCTACCAAACGTAGATGAGACTATAGAAGTAACTCAAGATGAAATGGTTCAAGAAATATCTGAACCAGAAAATGCAGATTTTCCTACAGAGGTATCTGAAGTAGTTGAAAACGAAGATGGATCAGTAGATATTAATTACGGTGATGAACAAAACTTACCGCCTCCAACAGACCATAACGCAAACTTAGCAGACTATTTAGATGAGACAGAGTCTGGTAAATTAAGTGCTGAGTTAATTGAAAACTATAAAGATTATAAAACATCAAGAAAAGATTGGGAACATACATACACAACTGGACTTGATTTATTAGGATTTAAATATGAAAAAAAATCAGAACCATTTCAAGGTGCCTCGGGCGCGACTCATCCGGTTTTGGCTGAAGCTGTTACACAGTTTCAGGCTCTCGCTTATAAAGAGTTACTCCCGGCTACTGGACCAGTAAGAACACAAATTTTAGGAATTAATACTCCAGAAAAAGTTCAACAAGCGAACCGTGTAAAAGAATTTATGAATTTTCAAATCATGGATCAAATGAGGGAATACGAACCTGAGTTTGATTCTATGTTATTTCATCTTCCACTAGCTGGATCAACTTTTAAAAAAGTTTACTATGATGATTTATTAGGACGAGCTGTTTCTAAGTTTGTCCCTGCTGACGATTTAGTGGTTCCATATTCTGCTACCTCATTAGAAGATGCGGAATCTATCGTTCACGTAATTAAAATCACAGAAAATGATTTGAGAAAGCAACAGGTTATGGGTTTCTACAAAGATGTAGAAATACCTCTACCTGGTCAAGGAAAAGAAAGCGAAATTGAAAAAAAAGAACATGAATTAGAAGGTGTAAAGAAAACTGGAAGAAACGAAGACTTACATACTCTTTTAGAATTTCATGTTGATTTAGATTTAGATGGTTTTGAGGATGTTGGACAAGATGGTGAGCCAACAGGAATTAAACTACCTTATGTTATAACTATTGATGAAGACTCACAAGAAATACTATCTATTAGAAGAAACTACATACAAGATGACCCATTAAAAAAGAAAATAAATTATTTTGTACACTTTAAATTTTTACCAGGACTAGGTTTTTATGGTTTTGGTTTGATTCACATGATTGGTGGATTATCAAGAACAGCAACAGCTGCCTTACGATCTTTGTTAGATGCAGGAACGTTATCAAACTTACCTGCAGGATTTAAACAAAGAGGAATAAGAATTAGAGATGATGCACAATCAATTCAACCAGGAGAATTTAGAGATGTAGATGCGCCAGGCGGAAGTATAAGAGATGCTTTTATGATGCTTCCATACAAAGAGCCTTCACAAACTCTACTACAGCTTATGGGTGTCGTAGTTAGTGCAGGACAAAGATTTGCTTCAATAGCAGACCTGCAAGTAGGAGATGGGAATCAGCAAGCCGCGGTGGGTACGACAGTTGCGTTGCTTGAAAGAGGAAGCAGAACGATGTCTGCAATTCACAAAAGAATTTACTCTGCATTAAAAGAAGAATTTAAATTACTTTCAGGAGTTTTTAAAACATACTTACCCCAAGAATATCCTTACGACGTTGTCGGTGGTCAAAGAACTGTTAAACAAATGGACTTTGACGATAGGATAGATATATTGCCAGTTGCTGACCCGAATATTTTCTCACAATCACAGCGAATATCTTTAGCGCAAACAGAGTTACAGCTGGCAATGTCCAACCCTCAAATTCACAACACATACAATGTTTATAGAAACATGTATGAAGCTTTAGGTGTAAAAGATGTAGATTCAATATTAGTACGTCCTCAACCACCGGCGCCAAAAGACCCTGCACTAGAACATATTGATGCAATGGGACAAAAACCTTTTCAAGCATTTCCTGGACAGGACCATAGAGCACACATTACAGCTCATATGAATTTTATGGCAACTAATATTGCCAGAAACAATCCAATGATTATGGCTAGTCTTGAAAAAAACATTTTTGAACACATTTCATTGATGGCTCAAGAGCAAGTTGAGATGGAAATGGCACAAGACATACAACAAATCCAACAAATACAACAACAAGCTCAACAAAATCCACAGATGGCACAAAATCCTCAGCTTCAACAACAGTTAAAACAGTTTTCAGATAAGTTTGAAGCAAGAAAAGCTGTATTGATTGCTGAAATGACTGAAGAATTTATGAAAGAAGAAAAAGATATTACTTCTCAGTTTGATAATGATCCTCTTGCTAAGCTAAAAGCTAGAGAATTAGACTTAAGAGCCGCTGAAAACCAAAGAAGAAAAGAATATGACTCTAAAAGAATTGAATTAGATCGTATGAAAGCGGTTATGAACCAACAAAACCAAGACAATAAGTTAGAACAGAATGAAGAATTAGCTGAAATGAGAGCTGAGACATCTATTGAGAAAACTTTATTGCAAAATGCACTTAAAAAAGATACATAATAATTAAAATAGGAGACTTATGATCAAAACCCAATCTAAACACGTAGATTTTAAAAAATTTACTAACAAAGACGGTCTTTTGAAAGGCGGAGTACCTGTTGAGATGTCAAAACCAAACGAATCTCAAACTGACAGAGTACAAGGTCAAAAAAGAATGTTAAAAAACAAAAGATCAACTGTAACTTGGTACTAACATGTGGTTTTCGGCATTAAAATTAGCCGTATCTGCTGGAAGTAAAATTTATGCTAATAAGCAGAAGGCAAAAGTTGCAATGTCTGATGCACAACTGCTACATGCAGAGCGTCAAGCTCGAGGTGAGGAAGCTTACCAAGGAAAATTGCTAGAAGCAAGACAATCAGATTATAAGGACGAGGCGGTTCTTGTAATTCTCACGTTGCCCATATTGGTCCTTGCATATGGAGTCTTTTCAGACGACGCACAGGCGATGGACAAGATAAAAATCTTCTTCGAGCATTTCCAATCGCTCCCGACATGGTTTACAAATTTATGGATCCTTGTCGTGGCGAGTATTTATGGTATAAAGGGAACACAAATATTTAAAAACGGAGGAAAAAAATAATGAGAACTGATTATCAACCAAAACCTAGAGTAAAACCTAGACCCGACCATGAAAAAGCAAATGGTAAGGTTTATTCAGGTAAAGATAAAAGTATGATCGCATTAAAGAAAAAAGGTGAGATCAAAAAAAATACTCAAAAGGGCTAGTATAAATGTCAAAAGACAAAAAAAAGAAAAAAATACCTGAAGGTAAAAAGGGTAAAGGAATTAGAAAATTAAAAAAAGTAGCACCAAAAGTTGCAAAACGAATGGGTTACAAAAAAGGGATGAGAGCTTGTGGCTAAGCTTTGTGCAAAAGGAAAAGCTGCAGCCAAGCGTAAATTCAAAGTTTATCCCTCGGCATATGCTAACATGTACGGTTCAGCCGTATGTTCTGGTAAAGTAAAACCAGGCGGTAAAAAGAAAAAAACTAAAAAAAGAAAATAATGGCCGAAACCGGTTTAAGAAAATGGGTTAAAGAAAAATGGGTGGACATTGGAGCACCGAAGAAGAACGGGAAATATCAACCTTGCGGGAGAAGCAAAGGCTCAAAGAGGAAATATCCAAAATGCGTCCCACTTGCAAAAGCCACACGGATGACAAAAGGGCAAAAGGCGAGTGCTGTCAAACGAAAACGAGCAGCTGGAAATCCGGGCGGTAAACCAACTAATGTTAAAACATTTGTAAAGAAAAAATAATGGCTATTAGAAAAACAACAAAAGGACCAGGAGCTAATTACAGACCCACTAAATCGGGTGCGGGCATGACTGCTAAAGGTGTAAAAGCTTATAGAGCAGCAAACCCTGGATCAAAATTAAAAACTGCAGTAACAGGGAAAGTTAAGAAAGGATCAAAGGCAGCTAAACGTAGAAAGTCATATTGTGCGAGATCACTCGGACAACTTAAACGATCTTCTGCTAAAACTAGAAATGATCCAAATTCTAGAATTAGACAAGCCAGAAGACGTTGGAAATGTTAGATAGATTAATATATAAATTTTGTGGTTTTTTAGATGATGCAGTTTCTTTTGTAGAAACTTATGTTATCAAAATGACAGAGTGGTGTTGGTATACAAGAGTAAAAATTTTAAAGAAAAGGAGAAAGAAATGAAAAGAGCAATATTAGAAGCACTTGAAGCAAGATATAATGCACAGATAGCTGAAGCTGATGCAACAATTAAAATATATTTAGAAAATTCTGTAGGTATTGGTGAGCACCCACAACACATTGATGAAGTGGATAAACTAATTACTAAAATAGCAGAAGCAAATGAAAAATTAAACGAATTACAGGCATTTAAAATATGATTGATCCAATAACAATTGTTTACAAAATTCAACGAATGTTGAAAGAGGGAATCAACCAAATCCAAGAAACTTATACATCTGGATCGGTTGACAATATGGAAAAATACAAGTATCTACTTGGTAAAGCACATGCTTTACAAATAATACAACAGGAAATCTCTAACCTGCTAGAAGAAAAGGAGCAAAAAAATGAGCAAGGAAACGTTATCGACTTCGGAAAACCCGAAGATAAAGATGGCTCTTGAAGAAAAATATAAAGAGCAAGACAAAGAAGAAAAGTTAAAAAGAGTTGACGAAACAAACGTTGACAAAGTACTAGACAACTTACCAGAACCTTCTGGTTGGAGACTTTTAGTTTTACCTTTTACACCAAAAGAAAAAACTAGAGGTGGTTTAATATTTTCACAAGAATCTTTAGACAAAGCAAGAATCGCAACTAACTGCGGTTATGTTTTAAAAATAGGACCAGACGCATATAAGGATAAAGAAAAATTTCCTGAAGGTCCTTGGTGTAAGAAAAAAGATTGGGTGATTTTTGCAAGGTACGCTGGATCACGATTACCAATAGAAGGCGGAGAAGTCCGTATTCTTAACGACGACGAAGTTTTGGGTACCGTTGCTGACCCAGAATTTATGTTGCACTACATTTAATTTCATAGGAGGAAACTATGCCAATAGACAACGAAGAAAAAAAAGATATTCCTATGGTAGACATTGATACATCAGGACCTGATGTAGATATTGATGTACCATCGGAAAAAGAAGAAGTAAAAAAAGAAGAAGAAGTAAAAGTTGAACAGGAAGAAACTGTTGAACAAGTAAAAGAAACATCTGCAGAAGGTGAAGAGAAAGATGAAGAATTAGAAAGTTATAGTAAGAAAGTCAAAAGAAGAATTGATAAACTTACTGGAAAAATAAGAGAAGCTGAACGACAAAAAGAAGAAGCTTTAGTTTATGCACAATCAGTAAAAGCAACTTCAGATAGTCTTAAGAAAAAATACTCTCAACTAGAAACAAGTGGTTTAAAAGATAGAGAAGAAAAAATTCAATCTAATCTTAAAGCTACTTATGCAACATTAGCAGCCGCAAGAGAAGCTGGAGATTTGGAAGCTGAAGTTAATGCTCAAAAAGAAATTGCTAGACTTGGTTATGAAGAAGCAAGATTAGAAGAGCAAAAAAGTTCGACTTCTAGAGCTGAACTTATGGAAAGACCTGTAAACATTACACCGTCTAGAAAACCCGAACAAACTAGAACACCTGATCCAAAAGCACAGGATTGGGCTCAAAAAAACAGTTGGTTTGGTAAAGATAGTGCAATGACTTATACTGCTTTTGATATCCACAAAAAACTAGTGGATGAAGAAGATTTTGACCCTGAAAGTGATGATTATTACGCAGAGGTTGATAAAAGAATAAGACTTGAATTCCCTCACAAATTTGATACAAACGAGGAAAGGGAAACGACTAGACCTGTACGAACGGTAGCTTCGGCTAGACGTTCTGTCAAACCTGGTCGCAAAACTGTGTCTCTCACACCTTCACAGGTAGCAATTGCTAAAAAATTAGGTGTGCCACTGGAAGAATATGCGAAACAGTTAAAAATCACGAAGGAGGTATAGCATATGAAAAAAGAAGAAGATAAAAAGACCACCCGTGCAAGCCAGTCTAGGGCTAAGGAAAAAAGACCTACGACTTGGGCTCCCCCATCATCTTTAGATGCACCCGCTGCGCCAAAGGGTTTCAAACATAGATGGCTAAGGACAGAAGTTTTAGGGTTTGACGACACTAAAAACATGTCTGGTAAATTAAGATCAGGTTACGAATTGGTGAGAGCTGATTCATATCCAGATGAAATTTATCCCACTATGAAGGAAGGAAAATACGCAGGAGTAATCGGAGTTGGTGGCCTTGTGTTGGCAAGGATACCGGAAGAGATCGCACAATCTCGAACTGAGTACTTTAAAAAGCAAACTCAGGAGAGAAACGAAGCAATTGAACACGATCTTATGAGGGAACAACATCCTAGTATGCCGATCAATAGTGATCGACAAACGCGTGTAACTTTTGGTGGTTCGAAGAAACGTTAATTTTTTAACAATTCCTACCCGCTAAATTAAAATAAACCGTGCTGGAGGTCCTTCGGGACAGGCACATAAAGGAGAAACAACTATGGCTAATAGCTCAACTACAGGCTTTGGTTTAAGAATGATCGAAAGATTAGGTAATACACCTTCAATCGGCGGTCAATCTGAATACTTAGTCGAGTCAGGTTTAGGAGTAGGTCTTTATAAAGGTAACCCTGTTTCACTGCAAGATGCAGGTGGAGCAGAAGGCTTTTTACAAGATACTAGTTTCGCAACTACAGACGACACAGGTAATGGTGGCGCTGCTTACGATAATGGGGCTGACTCATTATTAGTAGGTGTTTTCAACGGAATTTTTTACGTTGATAGCTCAACAGCAAAACCAAGATTTGTAAATTCTGTAGACGCAGGAACAATCTTTGGAACTGACTATAATACTGGAAGCAGCAACGGAACTGCATTCGTGAATGACGATCCAATTCAAGAATACATGATCAAAACGGACGCTGCATGTCCAACAAGTAACAACGGAAAAAGCTTCAACGTAACATCGTTTACAGCTACTGACAACAAAGACGGTCAATCGACTGTACTTTTAAATGTTGCCGGTGGTTCAGCTACAACTAAAATGTGGAAAGTTGTCAGAGTCGGCCAAGACCCTGAAAACAAAGACATTACAGCAGCTGGTGTGAACATGGTTGTTGTAGTTAATTCTGCAAGTAACTTGTACATTAACTAAGCTTAGGAATAGGAGATAAAATACTATGGCTATATCACGATCACAACTAGTTAAAGAACTAGAGCCAGGTCTGAATGCACTATTCGGCTTGGAATACAAAAACTACGAGAACGAACATGCTGAGATTTTCGATACTGAATCATCTGACAGAGCTTTTGAAGAAGAAGTAATGTTATCTGGTTTCGGTAATGCGCAAGTTAAAGCTGAAGGTCAAGGTGTATCATTTGATGATGCTCAAGAGACTTTCACTTCTCGTTACACACATGAAACAATCGCTTTAGCGTTTTCAATTACTGAAGAAGCAATTGAAGATAACTTGTATGACAGACTTGCGTCTAGATATACAAAAGCATTAGCTAGATCTATGGCTAATACTAAACAAGTTAAAGCGGCTAACGTCCTAAACAATGGTTTCGATGGAAACTTTGCAGGTGGTGACGGAGTATCACTTTTCGGTAACAATAACGTGGGAGCGATTGTAAATCACCCTACATTAGCCGGAACGTTCTCTAACCAATTGCAAACTCCTGCTGACCTTAACGAAACATCATTAGAGCAATCTCTAATTGATATTTCTGCTTTCACTGATGAAAGAGGTCTAAAAATCGCTGCTAGAGGAATGAAAATGATCATTCACCCTAACCAGCAGTTTACAGCAGAGAGACTAATGGAATCAAAAGGTAGAACGGGAACAGCAGATAACGATATCAATGCAATCGTATCTAGAGGAATGGTACCTCAAGGTTATGTAATCAACCATTACTTAACTGATACAGATGCGTTCTATATCAAAACTGACGTACCTAATGGTATGAAAATGTTTAACAGATCACCTATCAAAACTTCTATGGAAGGCGACTTTGATACTGGTAATGTTAGATACAAAGCAAGAGAAAGATACTCTTTTGGATTCTCAGATCCAAGAGGTATGTATGCTTCTGCAGGTAACTAATAGTTAAATTTTTGAGGGGCGTTAATCGCCCCTCATCGAATAAGGAACTCAAATGGGAATATACAAAGCTTTAAAAAAAAGAAGTGAAGACCCTAATTGGAGACCAAGAAATAAAGAAAGAATGTTACAAAGAATAGAAGAAGGTATTAAAAGAAATCAAAGATTATTGGAAAATAATCCTAAACCTGCTAAAGTAGATTTAATAAACGAAAAAATAAGTTTTTTAACAACTAAAAAAGAAGAGATATCAAATTATTAATAAATGAAAAAATTCAAAGTAAATATCTGGGCGTATAATCATCACGCTAAATTTACAGTAGAATCACAAGATTCCCCGACTGACCTTGAACAATCAATCCTTGACAAGCTAGGAGATAATAGTATAGTTTGGGAAAATCTTGGAGTTAGTTATGACGACAAGATAAATAGAATAACTTATGAGGAAGTTATAGATGATACAAGACCTATACAAAGCAAAAAGGTCCTTGGAGTTGAAGTGGGAACAGGAGCATCTGGATAATAACAGATACACTCTTGAGATGGTTAGAATTGACGATAAAGTCAAAGAAATCATCACAAAAATCA